GAGGTTGCGACTTACGAGAAGCAGAAGGCGATGTTCGATGCGCTCGGGGTCAGCGTCGTGGGCCGGCCGCGCAGCGTGGCGAGCCACAAGGTCGTCCAGCGGATCCTGACCGGCGCCGAGGTGCTGGAGACCGTGGAGTGGGCGGGCAAGTACATTCCCATCGTGCCGGTCTATGGCGAGGAGCTGCATGTGGACGGCCGCCGGCGGCTTCGGAGCCTGGTGCGCGACGCCAAGGACCCGCAGCGGATGTTCAACTACTGGCGCACGACGTCGACGGAGCTGGTGGCGCTGGCGCCCAAGACGCCGTTCATCGGGCGCAAGGGGGCCTTCGAGACCGACTCGGCCAAGTGGGCGACGGCGAACATCCAGAGCCACGCCTATATCGAATATGATGGCTCCGAGCCGCCGATGCGCCAGGGCTTCGCCGGGCCGCCGGCCGGCGCCATCCAGGAGGCCCTAAGCGCCAGCGACGACATGAAGGCGATCATGGGGCTCTATGACGCCAGCCTGGGGGCGCGGTCGAACGAGACCTCGGGCAAGGCGATCCTGATGCGCCAGCGGGAGGGCGACGTCTCGACCTTCCACTACATTGACAACCTGAACCGGGCGATGCGGCACGCAGGCCGCGTGATGCTGGACCTGATCCCCAAGGTCTATGCGACGCCCAGGGTGGTGCGCATCCTGGGGGCGGACGGCCAGGCGAAGGCCGTGCCGGTCAACCAGCCCGCCCCAAGCCAAGCGGTGGCGGCGCCGGACCCGTTGGGCCAGGCGCGGGAGATCGAGAAGATCTACGACCTGACGGTGGGCAAGTACGACCTGACGGTGAGTTCGGGACCGAGCTTCACCAGCCGTCGGGAGGAGGCGGCCAACCAGATGATCGAGCTGATCCGGGCCTATCCGGCCGCGGCGCCTCTGATTGGAGATTTGCTGGCCAAGAACCTCGACTGGCCGGGCGCCGACGAGGTGGCGCAGCGGCTGCAGGCCCTGCTGCCGGCGCAGGCGCGCTGCGCCGGCGCGGAGGGGCAGGGCGCGCAGGCCCAGCTGGCTGGGCTCGCCCAGGCGCTGGCCGCGGCCAAGGCCGAGATCGCCGCCCTGCAGCAGGACAGGAGCCACACGGCCCGCAAGCTGGAGATCGACGCCTTCGAGGCCGAAACCAACCGGCTGAAGGCCATGCAGCGTTAGGCCGCGTGGCGCGGCGACATCCCATCGGGCTTTAAGGCCCGCACTCAAAAGGAAAGCCCATGCAAGACCATGACGCGCCTGGCGCGGACGACCCCGTGCGCGACGATCCGGAGCTGGACGCAGCGGCGGAGGCGGGAGGCGAAGACGCTGGAGTTGAAAATGGGGACGACACCTTCGACCTGGAGCTCGACGGCCAGGTCCATAACCTGCCGGCGGCGCTGAAGGGCGCGTTCCTGCGGCAGGCGGACTACACCCGCAAGACCCAGGAGCTGGCGCACCATCGCCGCGCCCTGATCGCCGAGCGGCAGGCTGCGGCGGCGCAGACTGAGGCGGCCGGAAACCTCAGCGGCGCACAGGTCCAGCTGGCGGCGCTGGATCACCAGCTGCGGGCGTTCCACGGCGTCGACTGGCAGGCCTATGCCGCCCAGGACCCGAAGGGCGCGCAGGTGCTGTGGGGCCGGGCGCAGCAGATGGCGCAGGCCCGTGAGGGCCTGGCCCAGGCGCTGGCGCACCATTCGGAGCGCGGCCAGATGCAGGCGGCGCGGGAAGCCGCGGCCAATATGGCCGAGACCGGCCGGACGCTGAGCCGGGAGATCGAGGGCTGGTCGCCGGAAGTGGCGGCCAAGCTCGTGGACTACGCCAAGGCCTTCGGGGTGACCCACGAAGAGCTGACCCAGATGGCCGACCCACGCCTATGGAAGGTGCTGCACAAGGCCTACCAGGCCGACTGCGCGATGCGGGACGAGGGCGCGGCGACCGTTCAGGCGAAGGCCCAGGCGGTGCGCCCGGCCGTGACCGTCACGGGCTCCGCCGCCCCGAGTGGCGGCGTGCGCGACGAACTCGCCACCAAGGAGTGGATGAAGCGGCGCAACGACCTCGTGCGAAAGGGGCGATAGATGGCGAGCTATCGTCCTGACATGAGCGGTGGGTTTCCCGCCGATGGCGATCCGCCGCTCAGCGGTCCCCTGATGACGCTGGGCGACTGGGCGACCCTGGCCCAGGCGCCGCGACGACCCGTCGGTACGGAAATATCGGTACGAGCAACGCCGATCGGCCTCCTGGACGACCGCAGGGATCATATGTTCGTGCACTACGACGACGGACAAGATCAACTGATCGCCCGTGGCGGTCCCACGGAGGGTCTGAACCCGCTATTTTTCAGTCGCGCAAACCGTGTCGCCGCGTAGGTCACGCCGGAGGCGTCGAGCAAGGATTACGGCGCGCCCTATCGCACGCTCGCGAGTAAGTTCGTTCCCGGGGTCACCGCCCATCAGGCCGCCGCCGCCGCCCGGGCGCACGCGCTGGGCGTCGACCACTTCGGCAATGCCTACGACCCGGACCACAATTCCAACAGCTATGCCGCCGACGTCGCCGAGCCGATCTTCGGTCGGCGCCTTGGGGACGATCGGACGCCGGGTTATCAGATCCCACTCCGCGACGACGGCGCGCCGCCGCGCTTCGATCCCGCCCAATTCATACGCAAGGCGCCCTACCGGGGCTGATCGGCGCGAGGCAGGGCAAGCAGCAACGCCATGACCGTGGCCAGCAGGCATCCGAAAACGACAACGGCGGAGAACGGCGCTTCCACAAAGACGGCCATCGCTTCGTAGTCGTGTCTTTTCGCCGCCTCGACCGTCGCCGTGATCCACGCGGCAGGGATGACCATGGGGACCCAAATGAACAGCAGGCGCCGGAGTAGCCCACCGGGACTCCGGGCGGAGGCGATCGACCACCAGCAACTGCTCGCGGCATAGGCGCCCAATCCGGCCAACGCCACCCACGTCAGCAGAGCCGAATAGTCCCGATCCAATGCGATCGGGACGAGGACAAGGCAGATCGACGCGATCAAGGCCGAACCAGACCATCGCTGCCAAACGGAAAGGCTCTTCACGGCGCCTCCAGAACGACCCGCGTTCCTGTTTCGTTCAAGACATAGGCGAAGCTTGTTCGACTGACAAGCGTCGGGGCCCCGATCCGGCTGCGCCTTGGGGCCAGAACACCGGCGCCTCCGACGATCGACATTCCACGCCGCCGCCGGCTGACCGCCGGCCGGCGCCGAGCACGCGCGTCCTTCGCGCCTCGGCGACCTCGCGCGGCCACATCCCAACCCAAATGAAAGGACCAGACGAATGGCCAACGCCATCCTGACCCCGACCGCGGTGACGCGGGAGGCTCTGCGCGTGCTGCACCAGAAGCTCAACTTCGTGGGCTCGATCACGCGCGAATACGACGACAGCTTCGCCCGCCAGGGCGCCAAGATCGGCGACACCCTGAAGGTGCGCCTGCCCAACCAGTACACGGTGCGCAGCGGCTCGACGCTGAACGCCCAGGACACCACGGAATCCACGGTGGACCTGAAGGTGCAGACCCAGAAGGGGGTCGACCTGAATTTCACCTCGGTGGACCTGACCCTCGCGCTTGACGACTTCTCCGAGCGCATCCTGGAGCCCGCCATGGCCGTGCTGGCCGCCAATATCGAGGCGGACGCCATGACCATGTACAAGGACGTCTACAACCAGGTGGACAACCAGGGTCAGCCGGCGAGCTTCACCAAGGTGCTGCAGGGCCGCAAGATCCTGGTGGACAACCTGGCGCCGCTGAACGGGCGGACCTGCAACCTGAACACCCAGGACAACGTCGACATGGTCGACGCCCTCAAGGGCCTGTTCAACGACCAGGCCACGATCAGCAAACAGAATCGCGAGGGCTTCATGGGCCGCACCGCCGGGTTCGACTTCATGGAGAACACGCTGTGGCCGTCGCATCCGCGCGGCGCGGCGACCGCGGCCTACACCACCTCGACCCTGGTCGGCGCCCTGCCGATCGTCGCTGCGCCGGTGACGGCGATCACGGTGGCGACCGGCACGGGCGCGGCGGTCAAGGGCGACGTCTTCACCATCGCCAATGTGTTCCGCGTGCATCCGGAGACCAAGCAGTCGACCGGCATCCTGCAGCAGTTCGCGGTGGCGGCGGACTACGCCGGCGGCGCGGGCGCGATCTCGATCACGCCCTCGATCATCCTGGCGGGGCCGTACCAGAACGTGATCATCCCGACCACGTCGGCCACGGCGGCGCTCGGCTTCTCGGGCGTGATCTCGACCAACTACGGCCTCTCCATGGCCTACCAGAAGGGGGCGTTCGCGTTCGCCTCGGCCGACATGGTGATGCCGCGCGGCGTCGACTTCGCCGCCCGCGAGGCCTTCGACGGGGTGTCGATGCGGATCGTGCGCCAGTACGACATCAACTCAGACAAATTTCCTTGTCGGTTGGACGTCTTGTACGGCTTCAAAACGATCCGCCCGCAGCTCGCCTGCCGGCTGGCCAACCACTAGCCGCCTGAACACCTGACCCCTCCCGGGCGGCCGGCGACGGCCGCCCGGGCCCTTTCCCGACATCCAAAAAAAGAGGCCGCCGGTGGCGATCACGACCTATGCCGAGCTTCAGGCGGCGGCGGCCAACTGGCTGGTGCGCGCGGACCTGACCCAGCGCATCCCGGAATTCATCACGCTCGCCGAGGCGCGGCTGAACCGGGTGCTGCGGGCGAGGCTCGCGGAAACCGAGGCGGCGCTGACGGCGACGGTGGGCGCGAGGACCCTGCCCCTGCCGGCGGGGTTCGCCGAGCCGCTGGCGCTGTGGATCGTCTCGTCCGGCCGGCGCGAGGCGATGCGCTTCATCGAGCCCAGCCTTCTGGGGGCCTCCAGCCTGCAGGGCCGGCCGTGCAGCTGGTCGATCGACGGCGCCAGCCTGGCCTTCGACCGGCCCTGCGACCAGGCCTACGGGCTGGTGCTGCGGATGCTGGCGAAGTTCGCGCTGTCGAACGCCCAGCCGACCAACGGCCTGCTGACCGACTATCCCGACGCCTATCTGTTCGCGACGCTCTGCGAGGCCGGGCCGTTCCTGCGCGACGACGCGCTGGCCGGCGCCTACGAGGCTCGCCTCGAGCGAGCCATCGGCGAGATCAACGCCAAGGACGCCCGCGCCCGCGCGACCCGCACGCTGGCCACCGAGATCCCGCGCCGCGCCAGCGCGGCCTTCGACATCACCAGGGGGATTTGAACATGCTGACGCCCATCGGCCCGGGGATTCCCGAGGCCTTCCACGCCGTGCTGAAATCGATCCACGACGCGATCCTGAAACTGGAGACGCCCGGCGAGCCCAAGCCGGTATATGCGGCAGCCCAGGCCAAGCTGCCGCCGGCGGCGAGTTATCCGCAGTGCGTGGCGCTGGTCAGCGACCTCAACATCCTGGCCCATTCCGACGGGACACACTGGCTGCGTGAAGACACCGGCGCGGTGATCGTCTGATGCCGTCGTCCTGGTCCTCATCGCTGCGGTTCGAGCTGCAGTTCACCGGCGAGAACATCAACCTGTGGGGCGACAAGCTGAACACCGTGCTGGGCCACGCCGACTATGCGGTGGCGGGCTGGCTGAACAAGGCCCTGAGCGGCGACTATGCGCTCACCACCGCCAACGCCGGCGACGACGAGGCGCGCGCGGCGATGCTCAAGTTCACCGGCGCCGGACCGTTCACGGTGACCATCCCGAGCGTCAGCAAGGCCTACCAGGTCTGGAACGCGTGCTCGGCCGTGATCACCCTCAGCACGGGCGCCGGAACCACGGCGGCGATCCAACCTGGCGAGGCTGTGACGGTCATCTGCGACGGCGCGAACGTCAGGCGCGTGGTCGCCACCGACTATGCCGCGCAGAGGATCACCAGCGTCGCCGATCCCACCGGCGCGCAGGACGTGGCGACCAAGGCCTATGCCGACGCGCTCGCCTTCACCGCCAACGCGGGAATCCTGCCGGCACAGACCGGCGCGGCGGGCAAATTCGTGAAGACGGACGGGGCCACGGCGAGCTGGCAGGCGATCGCCAGCACCGACCTTTCCGACAGCGCCACCATCCTCGGGCGAGCCGTGGCGCTCGCCGTCGCCCTCTAAGGAGCTTAAGCCCATGGCCGGCACAGCCAATTCCATCATCACGCCTCAAACCCCCAGGTCGAACAACGCCTCGGTGACGACGGCGAACACGACCTATTCCACCGCCCCGACGAACACGGTGGTGCTGTTCACGGCTGGGGTGAATGGCGCGCGTGTCACCCGTCTAAGCGCGATGCCGCAAGCCACCGTGACGGCCGCGCAACTCCAGCTCTTCCGGTCGAGGGATAACGGCACCACGAAGTACTTCGTCAATTCCGCCTTGCAAGCCGCCTACACCATGGCGACCAACACCGCAGCTCCCGTCACGGACTTCGGATATTCCGACGACAACCCGCTGATCTTGGCGGCCAATGAGGTGCTCTACGTCGGCTCGTCGATCACGCAAAACGTGACCTTCAACGCGGAAGGGGCGGACTACTGATGGCGAATGCTGGACGGCTAAGGGGGTTTGTCGGCCAGCGGATGGCGGCCAAAGCGCCGAATTCGCGGGTGCCAGCCGGATTTTCTAGGGGGCCAGGATCTGGCACTATCACTCTGCCGTCCTACCCTTGCACCGTCGAGGTCTGGCTTTGGGGCGGCGGCGGCGGAACGGGAGGCGGCCAAGGGGGAGCTGGAGGCGCAGCGGCGACCTATAAGCGGTTTCGCAATCAGCCTGGATACGCGATGGCCTATATTGTCGGAGCGGGCGGAAGTACCTCCGGCTCAGACGGTGGCGACAGCACCATCACAGTGCCCGGCGGCAAGATTCTAACTGCTGGAGGCGGAAAAGGCGTCCCGAGCGGAGATGTGGGATTTTCCGGGGGGGTCGCTACGAACGGCGACCTCAACCGCAACGGGGGAAGGGGTGGCGCTATGGGCGCCGCGGGCGCTGCCGGCGATCACGGTGGAGCCGGCGGGGCCGGCGCAACGGGCGGTGGCGGGGGTGGCGCTGGAGGCTTTGGTGAAACTCCAGACCTGTTCTTTGGCGGCTCGGGCGCCGGAGCTGCCCCCTCGGCGGCTCCAGGTGTCGCGCCAGGTGGCGGTGCTGGAGCGACATCGAGCGCCGGTGGCGACGGCCACCTCTACGTCATCTGCACTCGGATAACCTAGCGGTAGACACCCCAGAATGTGCGCGCCGCAATCTTGTCGCCTACGACGCCCGGATCGAGTTCCCTTTTAGAGACCGCGTCAAATTCCGCGGCGAGAAGCGCCCGCACGTCAACATCATCGTCGGCCCAGCGCCGCTCGACGGCCGGAACGGCGCGGCCCAGATTGTTCACGACAGCCAGCGCCGCCCCCGCCTTCAATCCTTGGCGGACCAACCCGATGTCTTCGGCTGGGTCGATGCAGTGCTGGAGCACCCAGACGCAGATCGCCGCATCGGCCTTAAGCCCGCTCCGGGCCATGGCGTCGAAGGTGCGGCGAGACACGATCGAAAATGCGGAGGACGCCACGTAGGCCGTAGCCAGGCCGCGCATGGCCGCGCTGCTGTCGACCCCAAGGACGACGCAATCGTAGCGCTCGATCAACGCCTTGGACAAACGCCCCACCCCGCACCCGTAGTCGACCACCAACTGTCCCGCGCGTAGATCGAGCGCGCTCCCGAGCAACTCCGCCAGGTAGGGCGTCTCGCGCTTCCACCGGTCGTCCGAGGTGGAGTCTCCCTCTGAAGTCAGGATGATTTCGCGCGCCGAGGCCAAGTCCGTTGGCTCAAAAATCGCCGGATTGTACGTGAGGCTCATCACCTCAACTTACCACAGCACGCCGAGATCAAAATATCCCTCAACTTGCCGGCCACGAGCCCCCCGCGTCGGGCAGCCTGGCGCATTCGCGGATATCCGCGTGCGAATTCCCCTCGACTCGCCGCCAGGGCTGAACGGCGCCGACACCAGTTTCGCGGGCAATGGGCGGTCCGTTGCGAGCGAAGGGCGTCGCCTCCAACGGCGCTCGCTCGGCTTCCGACATTCCTGACGGCGCTTTGGCGGTGCGGCGTGACCGCCCCGGCTTCACCGCGCCCCTACCAACGAGTAGCTGGTGCTGCGTCCGCCGGCGGTGTCTTTCCGGAGCAGGTTGCGGCCGATCAGGTCATCGATGTCGCGGACCGCGGTGTCCTGAGAGACCTCGGAGAGGGCCGCCCATTTCGACGACGTCAGCTTACCTTCAAAGCCGTCGAGCAACCGATTGAGCATGGCGCGCTGGCGATGATTGAGGTCTTCGGTCCCAGGCAGGTCCCAGAACCGGGCCTTCTTCAGAACCGCGGAGAGAATCCCTTCGGCGCCCTCGATGGCGCGGTCGAGACAAGCGAGAAACCAGGTCAGCCAGGCGGTGATGTCGAGGTCGCCCTTCTGCGTGGCCTCGAGGATGTCGTAGTAGGCGTTCCGCTCGCCGCGAATCTGAGCCGACATGGAATAGAAGCGTCGCGGGCTTTCCTCGGACCTAGCGAGCGCCATGTCTGCGATGGCGCGCGCGATGCGGCCGTTGCCGTCTTCAAACGGGTGGACGGTGACGAACCGGAGGTGGGCGATGGCGGCCTTTAGAACGGGGTCTGTTGCGGGCGGTGCATTGAACCATCTCAGGAACGCCGCCATCTCGCGATTGAGCAGGTTCGCGGCCGGCGCCTGATAGTGGATGCGCTCTCGGCCCATAGCCCCTGAAACGACCTGCATCGGGTCCGCGTCCTTATTGCGCCAATCACCGACGGTGATCTTGCTCATGCCGCTGCGGCCGGTCGGAAACAGCGCCGCATGCCAGGCGAAGAGCCGTTCTTCGGTGAGCGGCTCGGCGTAGTTTTGCGTGGCGTCGAGCATCATCTCGACGACGCCTTCAACATTGCGGTCGATTGGCGCCAAGGCCCCGATGTCCATGCCCAGGTGCCGCGCGATCGAGGACCGAACCTGCGCCTTGTCGAGGATCTCGCCTTCGATCTCGCTTGATCTGAGAACGTCCTCGGTGAGGGTCTGCAGGACGGCTTCCGCCTTCAGCTGGAAGCCGAGGGTTTCCATCTTGCCGGTAAACCGGCCCTGGTGATTGCGTACGGCCGCAAGTCGGACGGCAAGCTCCGCGTCGCGCCACCGGAACTGGGGCCATTCCTCAAGTTGATGGATATACCGGACCATTCACCGCACCATTTGCGGAGATTATGGCGCACAATCTCCGCATCAGCAAGCGTAATCTCCGCAAAATATGCGGATATTACGACGGCTAATCTCCGCATGGCTGACGCCGTTCGGGCGCTCGCCCGCGGCGCCACCTCGCCAATCAGCCCCCGCCAATTGCCCGGCGCGGGCCGAGGCTGGGCGCGTTCACGGATATCCGCATGCGAATACCGCTCGACCTGCCGCCGGGATTGAACGGCGACGACACCAGTTTCGCGGGCGCCGGACGGTGGGCCGATGGGTCCAATGTCCGCTTCCGGCTGGGGCGGGCGCAGACCATCGGCGGCTGGGAGAGCCTGATGGCCTCGCACCTGACCGGGGTCTGCCGCGCGGCGTTTCCATGGACCGACAATTCGGCGGTGCTGAACATCGCCTTTGGAAGCCATTCGAAGCTGCAGCTGTGGCAGGGCGGGGCGCTGTTCGACATCACGCCAGCGTCGGGTTTCACGGCCGGGGCGATCGACGGGGCCGGGAGCGCGGGGTACGGCACGGGCGGCTATGGCGTGGGCGGCTTCGGGCAACCGTCAGCCACGGACTACTTCCCGCTGACCTGGTCGTTCGGGGCCTGGGGCCAGAACCTGCTGGCGAGCCCCCGCAACCAGACGATCTTCACCTGGACCAACAACACCGCCTCGAAGGCCGTGGCCGTTGCGAACGCGCCGGCCAATGTCACCCACATGCTGGTGGCGCCCCTGAACGGCGGCTACCAGGTCTTCGCGCTCGGCTGCAACGAGGAAGTCAGCGGGGTCTTCAACCCGCTCTGCATCCGTCACTCGTCGATCCGCGACAACACCCAGTGGAGCACGACGGCGTCGGGATCGACGGCGCGGGAATATGTGCTGACGGGCGGCGGGCGGATCGTGGCCGGGCGGATGTGCGGCCCCTACATGCTGGTCTGGACCTCGGACGCCCTGTTCCTGGGGACCTATGTGGGCGCCTTGAACCAGCCGTGGCGGTTCGACCGGGTCGGGCGCAACTGCGGCCTGATCGGTCCCAATGCCGCGGTGGTGGTGGGGCAGACGGCGTTCTGGGCAAGCCCCGACCGGCAGTTCTACAGCTACGGCGCCGGCGGCCAGCCGCAGCCGATCCCATGCCCGATCCGCCAGGATTTCGCCGACCAGCTGGCGGCCAGCCAGGGCGACAAGGTGGTCGCCTCGTCCAACGCCGAGTTCTCCGAGGTGCGGTTCGACTACCCCGACAGCCGCGACGGCTATGAGAACAGCCGCTACCTGGCGCTGGCGCTCTCAGGGCCAGACACCGGGGCCTGGCATCGCGGGGCGATGGCGCGGACGGCCTTCGTCGACGCTGGCCCCTCGCTCTATCCCATCGGCGTGACCTCCGACGGGCGGGTCTACCACCACGAGAAAGGGCATTCGGCGGACGGCCAGCCGTTCGCCTGGTTCATCGAGACGGCGGACAGCTATCTCGATCCGGAGACCTGCCTCTTGGTCCGCGAGATCTGGCCGGACTTCAAGGACCAGCAAGGGCCGGTGACGGTGAGCGTCTCGGCGCGGCGCCATCCCCAGGACCTGACCCAAACCATCACGGCGCCGGCCATGACGGCGGGTGACGCCAAGGCGGACATCCTGATTTCCGGACGGCTCTTCAAGGTGACCTTCGCCGGCTCGAGCGCGCCGACCGCGTGCCGGATCGGCCAGCCGGTGTTTGACGCCATCCCGGCGGGCCAGCGGTGAGCCTCGGGGCCGAGTGGGCGCGGTGCGCGCCCTGGCTCGAGGCGGCCCTGGCGCAAGCGGGGCGGACCCATTCGCTCGGCGACGTGAAGGCGGCCATCGACAGCGGCGAGGCGCGGTTCTGGCCCGGCGCGGCGAGCGCCCTGGTGGCCGCGGTCGACGCCGATCCGGGCGACCGGCGCCTGTTGATCTGGCTAGCGGGCGGGGCGCGCGAGGAACTGGAGACCGACCTCCTGCCGCTCGCCGAAGCCTGGGGGCGGGAGAACGGCTGCCGCCGCGCGCTGATCATCGGCCGGGCAGGCTGGGAACGGACACTGAAATCAAAGGGCTATGCGCCGCTGGCGCGGATCGTCGCAAAGGAACTCTGAGATGAGCTTGAAGATCGGAGGCTCGAAGTCGAATTCGAGCGGCAGCTCCAACACCCAGACCAACTCCACGACCACCCCGATCGTGCCGGATTGGGCGTCGACCCTCACCCAGAACGTGGCGGGGCGTGTCGGCGGTCTCACGCAGCAGGACCCGCAGAGCTTTGTGGCGCCGGCGAATGGGCTGCAGACGCAGGCCGGAACGGGCGCCGCCGGCCTTTCGGGATCGCCCTGGAACTACGAGGGCGCCCTCGACCTGACGCGCGGCGCCGCCAACACCTCCTGGCTGGACGGCTATATGAACAGCGCGACGCCGTTCGCGTCCGGCGGCAAGGCCAGCAACTATGTCGCCAGCTACCTCGATCCCTACCTTCAGAACGTGGTGGATTCCACGTCCGCCGATCTGGACGCGCACGACGGCCAGGTGCGCGCCCAGCAGGCGCTCGCTCTCGCCGGCTCAGGCGTCTTTGGCGGATCCGGCGCCGCGCTGACCCAGAGCATGACCGAAGGGGAACTGGCCCGGGCACGGGCCTCGAGCCTCGGCGGCTTGCGGTCTCAGGCCTATGGCGCCGCGCTTGGCGCGGCGGCAGGCGATGCGGACCGGGCGACCCAGGCGCGGATCGCCAACGCCCAGACGGCGCTGCAGGACCGGGCGCAAAAGGTCGGCTTCGGGCTGCAAGGTCAGCAGCAGCAACTCGCCGCCGGCAGCCAGCTGGCCGGCCTGTCCAGCGCCTACGACGCCAATCAACGCGCCAACATCCAGGCCCAAGCGGGCGTCGGCGACGATCTGCGCAACATCGCCCAGCAGCAGGATCAGGCGCCGATGACGAGCACGGCCCAGATCGTGGCCATGCTGAACGGCCTGCCGATCAACCTGTTCACGGGGCAGACGACGCAGGGATCGCAGAGCGGGACGAGCACGAGCAAGACGAACGGAAGCAACTGGGGCCTCTCATTTGACCCAGCTGCCATGGCCGCGCAGGCGCTTTCGGGCGGCAGCGCCAGCGCCATCATGGGGGCGGCCGGATGACCGCGCCGAAGCCGGTCGAACGCCTGGCCTATCTTGAGCAGCGGCTCTCCGACCACGAGTCGCGCTGCGAAGAACGGCTGGGCGAGATCAAGCACACCGCCGCCAATACGCTGAAGGCCGTCGAGGGCCTGAAGAACCGGTTCTGGGTGATCGCGGTCTCGTTGCTCGCCTGGGCGATGGCCCAGGTCTGGGCGGGGAGCCAGGCGCGGCTCGCGCATCTGGAAACCGCCCGTCCCGCCGCCCTGCAGGAGGTCGCTGATGTCACCGCCGATTGAGGTCCGCTGGCTCTGGCGGCGGATCTACACCTATGCCGTGACGGTGCTGAACTGCGCCGGCCTGGGCGCCATCGTCTGGCGGCTGTCGAGCGCCGAGGCGCTGAAGTGGCTGGGGCTGGCGCTGATCGGGGCCAATGTGGTGGTCGCCACCCTCTACCTGGCCGGCGCCACGGTCACCGACTGGGCCAAGCTCGCCCACGCCGCGCGCAGCGCGACGGACTGACGAACAGTTTCCACAACAGGATCAAGGCCATGGCCACGCAACTTACGCCGCACTTCGCGGTGGAGGAACTCTGCGCTACGCAGCACCGCGAGTTCGACAACACCCCGCCGCCCGAGGTGGTGGGCAACCTGCGCACGACCGCGGCGCGGATGGAGCAGGTTCGGCGGCTGCTGGGCGACCGGGTGATCAGCATCTCCAGCGGCTACCGCTGCCGGGCGCTGAACCGGGCGGTGGGCGGGGCGCGGACCTCGGCGCACCTGACCGGCGATGCCGTGGATTTCAACTGCTACGGCTTCGGCGATCCGCTGGCGGTCTGCCGGGCGCTGGTCGCGTCGGACATCGCCTTCGACCAGATCATCGAAGAAGGTTCGTGGTGCCACATCAGCTTCGATCCGCGGATGCGACGCCAAGTGCTCACGCGCCGGGACGGCGGCGGCTATGGCGTGGGCCTGCCGGAATGAGCCCGCGCCTGATCCTGATGCTCGCAGCGGTCGCCGCCCTGCTCGCCGTGGCGGCTGGTCTCTATTGGAAAGGCCGCCACGACGACGCGGTCCGCGAGCGGCCGAAGACCGAAGCGGCGCTGGCCAAGGCGGCCGTCGCCGGCCTGGAGACGCAGGGCGCGCAGGCCAGCGCCCAGCGGGTCGACGTGGTGGTCCGCCAGCGCGACGCCGCCAACGGCGTGGTCGCCCAACTCACGCCCCAAGCCCTGAAATCGGAGGACGCCAATGCGCCGCTTGATCCCGCCCGCTCTGCTCGGCTGCGCGATGCTGACCGCCAGCTGTGCCTCACGGCCGGTCCTGCCGTCTGCCCCGCGGGTGGCGATGCCCGCTGA